GTGCTCTCACAAAGCAACCTGTAGAAGTTCGGATAAAATTGAGACCTCTCAGTGAGCTCATATATGATGGTGCATCCAAAAATGTACAAGCCAACATTAAGAAATTTTCACTCGATACAGAGTTTGTCTTTTTAACGGATTATGAAAGAAGATTTATGATGTCACAACCCCTCGACTATGTGATCACTCAAGTTCAAATGTCTAAATTTGTCATGAAACCAGGTGAGAATATAAAATCCGTTTTGCTTAACTTTTTACACCCAGTAAAGGAACTTTTCTTTATTTCACAATCTGAAGAAGCTGTCAGGGCAAATCACCCGAATCGATACAATACAATTACAAATGTAAAACTAAAATTTAACAATGAAACGGTATTTGACAGAGACAATAAGTTTCTTGTCTATGAACAGGCCTTTAAACATCACGTAAATTCACCTTACAATTATGGTGCTTCATATGTGGATCTGAAGTCCGACTTTGCGATGTACAGTTTTTCACTTAGACCCGAAGTGTACTATCCAACTGGTCAGGTAAACATGAGTCGGATTGTCCATAAACTTTTAACAATACAAATTGACCCAATAAATGGCGTTGATAATAACAATACACGGGTCTATGCAGTAAATTACAATATTCTTCATATTCACAGTGGAATCGCTGGTTTAAAATTTTAGATTGATATAATAGTAATGGCTGGTCGTATTCAACTTGAAGCTTCCGGTTCTCAGGATCAGTTTTTTACACTGGATCCACAGTACACGCATTTTTTGCAGAATTTCAAAAAACATTCAAATTTTGCAAAAGAGTATGTGGATATTGATCCAGAGACAATAGTTGATTTTGGTGGAAAAGCTAAATTTAAAGTTGCCCAAAACACCGGGGATCTTTTGATGACCCTCAGTGCAAAAATAAAACTACCAACAATTTCAACTGTGCTGTACACAGCACCCACATTTATAGAATCCATAGCACACGCACTGATTGAGCATGTGGATCTTATCATCGGTGGAAAAGTTATTCAGCGAATCACGAGTGACTATCTTCAGATCCACTCAGAACACTTTGTGACACAGTCTAAACAGAGGGCTCTCAAGCAACTCATAGGAAAATACCCCGAGCGAAGCATTTCATCAAGGGTATCGGTTAAAGAAATTTTAGGAAGTTTGGGATCTGCAGATGAAGAAGATGAATTCTTTGTTGATCTTCCATTTTATTTTTTGAATAATCCAGAATTGGCTGTGCCCCTCTGCGCGATCGATAAACAAGAAGTTGAAGTTGAATTCAAACTCCGAGACCATGACCATCTCATCATAAAGGGGACGGATGGCTCACTTCAACCCGTGACACCTGGTTCAATTCACATCAAGGATTTCAAACTTTGTGCCGAAATTATATTTTTAGATCCATGTGAAAGAATTAAAATCAAAACTGCAAAACAGGATCATGTGGTGACCCAGGTTCAACAAAATGTCTTTGAAATTGGTCAAGGTGTTCAGACTGGAACTTTCAAGTTGGATTTTTCCAATCCAGTGAAAGAGCTCTACTTTATTATTCAAAGACAGGGGGACACGGGAACGGGTGAAGGTGAATTCGTGACCCCATTTGACTACGACAACACACTCGAAGAAACTGGAAACAAATACATCCTTTACGAAAACCTGGATTATCTTACACTCGATTTTGATGGTCAGCCCGTTATTACCCAAGAGACTGGGAATGTCATATTTCTCAAAGCTGTGCAGGCCGCCATTCATCACTCTAAGACACAGCTCATACGAAGGTTCTATTCATACAGTTTTGCAACAGAACCAGAAAAATGGTATCCAACTGGACAGATTAATATGAGTCTCGTGAAAGAACAAATTCTTAACCTAAGTTTGACCCCGTGTGCAGATTATGCAAGACAAGTCAGGGTGTACGCCGTGAGTCACAATATTCTTCGCATACGCGAGGGAACTGCCCGAACTCTTTTTGATTTGAAATATTAATGAAGACAGGATTTGGTGAATCGTCAGGGGCTTACGAAGAGTCTCAGCAACAAGCTCTCATGGGAATACTCCTTCCAGTCCTAGAAAGAAGTATGGTCATGGCGGCTGAATATTCCAAGGCGTGTGGGCGTGATACTGTACTCCCAGAAGACATGGAATATGCAATCAAGTATTGTGTCATGCACACAGTTGGCCAGAATATTGGCTCACTGTTTCCAGAAATTTACGATGAAGAGTCTTCCGACGAAGAAGAAGACCTTGAAGAAGTTGATCCCGAAGACTGCCCACCTTTTGAAAGATACACAGGAGAAGACACAACCTTCAGACAAATGAATGAGGCATATGACACGTGGAACACGTGGGTACCTCAAAGTCCGGTAGAAGAGATGTTAAAAAATGCTATTAATAGTAATGAGTACCTATAGGCCGGTGGGGTGGGGAGGTTCTGAATATAAGTCTCTTAAACTTACTGATGATAGTAGTACTGATAGTGATTCCGATGATTCAGGTAGTGACTCAGACGACGAACAGCTATTTGCAAAATCGAACATCATCAGGAAATCCAAATTCAAAAAAATTGTCCATAAAGAAGAGTTACTTCCGGAGTAAAATATTTTCCTCACCTATAATATAACCCAAAATGTCCAACTCACCAATGACGAGCGTGAGCCTTGTTACCCAAGAATTGGAAACCCAATCCCTTAACGCGATCATCGCGGGCTTCAGCTTCGCGGCGGCGATGAGCTGGATTGATGTCACTCGCTGGATCACTCAGCAACTCATTAAGATGCCACGAAATGGCGGTGCCTACTACACTTTGACCGCGATCGCCACCACCTTGTTGTCAATCATTGTCTACATGGTCATTTCTCGCGTGTCCTCTCGCGTGTCCAAGCCAGTTCAACCAGTCTTCGCGGTTACTCGCTAATCGGTGGAGGTCGTCGGCGCATGAGTAACATCAGGACAAAACCAATGAATACAATCACTCCAATGGAGATATACTCTTTCCATCTATAAGAATCCACCACAACTTCGGGGATACTTATTGGTGGTGGTAACTTCTTCTCGACAACTTCAAGTGGAACCTTTGGGAGACCTTCTAGTTTATCAGTAGAACCTGTAATTTCAAACTTTAAGATGTGATCTTGTCCTCTAAAATCATAAGGAATGAGACGTCCGTGGCTCATGTAGAAGAACTCAATTCTCAGGTCCTGAATGTACTTTTGCGACCCTTTGTAGAATTCATGTGTCAGAGGGTCATCCGCGTGGCTATAATTGATGACGTCCGTTCCATTGAGAAGAATGTGTCCTGTATAGAATGGTGTTACCGAGTACAGGGTTTTTGTAAATTCATCCGATCCAGCTGTCACGCGAAGAATGAGAGAGTTTGGTCCTTCCAAATTGATGGCACCGGATGTCACAGTGTCACCAGTAGTACTATTTTTTGACGAAAACCCTAAAACTTGATGAGGAGTTGTAAGAGCTGTATTGCTTAGATACCCATTTGTACCATTGAAAAATTCAAGTGCAAATGTATTACTAGACTCTGTATTGGAAAAGGTGAGGGCTTGTGTATCTGAATCAAATACAACTGAATCTATACACGTGAGGGGTGGTTGCATTTTAGTGTCCAGGTCACTCGCGAGTGTAGCACCACTCGTATAGTTTGTCTCATCAAGGGTAACTTCAATTGTATCATCGGGTGCACCAGAATCATAAATACTGAAAGTTTTGTTTGTGGAACAAATAGTCAATTGTGGGGTTGGTATACGAGCGGAGACCAATTTAACCTGACTAACATCATAAATAGGTTCCTTGAGAGTCACAACATAGTTATTAGCGTAAGTATATACATTTGTATCTCTCTCACCGGAATCTATATCAAGGGTATGAACCTTCATTAAAATACAGGCACAATATTTTAATGATTGTTTTTGTCTAATATGTACACCTAATAAATGTGGTGCGACAATGGGTTGTTCTGGAGTTGTCTCTTGGCGAGGTCCAAGCTTCTTGAATTGGGGTTCTCGTTACCCTTGTACGCATTGAATTGATGGAAAGGCTTTTGTTGGTAGTGTTGAGTCCATCCACCGTTCATTGGACCTGTGCGCCCATCCACACGGGTGCTATCCGTGCGAACTGTTGTGAGGGAACCTCGAGTTTGTGTCACATTCATTCGGCCTGGGTTACCCATACGATTCGCCTTACCTCTGCGATCCTCTGGGCGGAAACCATAGGCCATAAGTTCATCGTTTGTCTTGTTCATGACTCGTGCAGCTGCACTTGTCATGTATGCACCACTGAAGTTGGTAATACCTGGAGTCGCATGACTCGCATACGCAAATTGTGTATCATTTCGATCACTCCTGAAGCGAGTTGGATCTTGTGGCATTGTTTGGGCTTGAACAAAACGCTTCGCGGCGTTGTATCCAAGACCATCGGCTCGATGACCAGTTTCCGAACGATTTGTAGTCCTCTTCGTCTTTTCATGTTCCTGGCGTGGCACAGCACCCGACATACCTTGTGCGCGACCAGGCATCGAGGGAAGACGGCTTGGCAAATACGCCGTTGTTTCTGGCTTGTTGTGAGTCAATTCACCAACAATAGCAGATCGCCCACCTGTGACATCCGCAGCTGGACCGGATCGGCCTGGGAGCGTCGTAAGGCGGTACGCACCGACATTAATGGGATTCACACGAAACAATTGTTGGTGACCCCCATACGCTGGAACATTCGCACCCACACCAAGACCTGGACCAACCAACTGCTTCTCGACTGGTGAAAGATTATTCATACGCCCAGTGTCATACATACGATCTCTCATATTGTTCACTTCCTGACCCGAACTTCTCTTTTGTGCAACAATATCGGCAAAATTTCCAAGTTCCATCTTTGCTGAGATTTCTTCGGGTGTACCACCCAAATTTTCCTTAACTTCGTCGTACTCCATTGGTGGTTGTGGAGTTTCCACCACTGGAGCTTTTGGTGTAGAACCAACGCTCAAAGCTCTGCCAGCATAGATGAGACCAGCAACGGCTGCGAGTGAAATGGGATCAGCCATTCTTATTTTTTAGTAACATTTTTATTAGAGTATCTTTGCTGGAAAAGACCATTCTGAAGTTCCGCGCGTGTACTCGCTGGCTCATATTGCATTGTACGAAGGGGCACTTTACATTCCATGTTTGACAATGGGAAAAGGTTGCGTTCGTATGTTGGCACAATCACTTTACCAAAACGAGTTGTAGATTGTGGTCGAAGTTGATCACTCGTTTCAATATATTGTGCTGGAGAACCCTTGCCAGCCATGTATGGCGCTGTACCATACAACATGGTGTTTGGGCGGCATCCACCGCAGTTAATGGAACTGGGCTGTGGATACACGAAAACTTCTTCTGTCGCCTTTACCGGTGGGATAGCACCCACATTTTGAACAATCGCGAGACCCGGTTGGAGTTGATACGCCATTTATTATTACATGAGAATATTTATAATCTAAGATGGACCAATGCCATAACCTCTGTGAGAAACTCGACTATCACCCGCTGGATCGAGACCGGCGAACGCTTCAAGTTGGACACCTCGAGCATTGGGGTCACACATTTCTGGATTAGTTCGGCAATTTGCACCACCCTTAGATCCATAGAGCCACTCAGCAAAACCAGTTTGATCGCCTGGTATATTTGAAACGGGTGCAGTCACAAATTGACGAGCCGCACTATTGCGCTGGTACTGGGGGTGCGCTGAACGAGAACGACCGGAGTCATATGGAATACGATCGTCAAGGTACGACTTCACCTGTTTTCTAACAGTTGGATAATAACAGGCTTCGAGGCGATTTGGGGCATCTGTGTAGTCTGTCACGAGAACGTTACCCATTGGATTGTCTTCTGTGGGGAGTTGACATCCAGCGTCGCGTCGACTTGGAGCCATACCATATGTTTCCTCAACCATCTTTGACTTGTAGAGAACATAAAGAACACTTAAAATAGTGACACCAAGAACAAAAATTCGTGGGTCCCGGCGAATGAGATATACAATGCATGTCGCATAAATGACAAACCGAGAGGATGCGTTAATTCTGTCTTCTGGAGTTTGATCGCGGTTAGGCCAAAACTGTGCAATCTTATCACTTCGGATGAGCTGCTGTGGATCCTGGAACCAGGTCTTCCTTTAGTATAGCATGAGGTTTATTTTTTACCAAGACCACCAAGCATGTTACCCATCATCTTCATGAGTGCGTCTTGGTCAATCTCACCCTCGGTCTGCATTTTATCAGCACAGTCCTTCGCGATACCTTCAATGAGATTGAGGGTTTCGGCTGGAATAGCGGTGATCGTCGTACCAAGCATGTAGAGGGTCTGGAGGTACTGCCATGTCGCAGCCTTTGTGTTTGAACTCATACGATCCCAGTAGCTCTTGATGTTGAGATCCTTAAGGAGATCAATCTTTTCAATCTCTTCGAGAATGAACTTCTCATCCTTGGTGGAGATCCTGTCGGCGTATGGGGCGACGCCCTTCATGAAGCCATCAACCACAAGGCGTGGATTCGTCTTCTTGAGCATTTCAAAAGAAGTGGTCATCTTCTTGATTCCTGTTTCATCTGGAAAAGTCTTGTGCAATTCCACAAGAAATTGGGAGAGCATGTCATTAAACGCAGACACAGACGCCATTTTCTTATTCGTAGGGTTAAATCTTTAAGTTTAGAAAGGTTCATTGGAAATAGCCTCTCTTTGACCAAGGCCGTTTGAGACTATGAAAAAGACAAGGATCGCGTTGAGGGCTGCTGGCTTGGTGTATTTGTTAAGTTCCAACTTGCCTTCGTTATTAAGCTGGGCCTTCACATGAATGTAACCAGCAGTGATCGCCGCGGCGATGAATGCGGCACTCATGGGGTCTCGGAGATATTCGG